CGTTCCATTTTTTATAATATTGTATCTAAGTGTTCCGTTAATCGTTAACCTTAACTCAACACTATTCATCGCACTTGGTACAGTAACGCTTTCTAATCTTGGTGATCTTAATAATATATTTGCCATATTTATTTTTTTATTCCTAACACAAGACTTTTCTCTACATCTAAAGCGAAGGCTTTAACTAGATCATCGGGCATTTGTGTGAATGCTTTATTAAACGGTTTAGTAAAAAACAAACTCGGCTTTAATCCTTGTGCAAAAATTCTTTCTTGCAACCAAAACCCGATAGTCTTATATCCTCCCTTTCTGAACTTTCCATCTTTGTCTCTAAATCTTATCTTTTTCATCTTTGCCCATTGCATTAATGGTTTTAATGGAGGTCTTTTTGATTTGTATCTATAGGGACTTCTTGGTGCTTTCTGAATACCGTTCTTTACTAAGCTAGGGTTTGCACCCTTTACCCCTAAGTCTTGAAACGTTCCATAGTTTTCCATTAAGAAATCTAAAAGAAAAGCGTTCTGCTCTTGGTCTAAATCATAAGAAATAGATTTGTATAATGAACCCCCTCCCTTACCGTCTTTGGTTAGGTTGCTTTTGCTTTGCTGAACTACATATTTAGCAAATTTATTTAATACTTGATTTGTTTCTTTTAGTGTCATTAGCAATGTCGAATATCGTTGTATATTAAGACATCAAACGTAGATGTCCATCCTGCTAATTCATTTTCAAACCTATCATAGAACGGCTCCATAGTTGCGTTTCCATCAAATTGATATTTGTCTTGGTGTAGTGTCCCACCTCTTAATACCTGTATCAGCTTATTAGAGACTGATAGCTGCGTGTTTAGTATATCTTGTAGGTTGTTATTCCCTCTGAACAAATTCGTTGTCTCTTCCTTGCTTATATCAACGATATCCATATTTAAAATACTAAGATTAAATCTTAACACTCCGTCTTCTTGACTTACTTGGTTTACCATTATATGAGCAAGTGGGAAAATATCTTGTTTCTCTAAATTGATTTCTTCAAGATTCCCCTGCGTAACAGTTCTTGTATTAACATCGGATAACAAACTATCTTTTATTGTTTCCGTTAATTGATAATAACCCCTTATTCCTTGATTGCTCATTTTTTGTTTTTAATTTGCTGAGATTCTGCCTCCTGCTTTTCCTTTATAAATGACAACATCGTTAAGCATTCGTGTATGTTTAATTTAGTGATATTTTCAAATCTTGTAATATCTCCTTGAGCGAGTTCGTATACTGAACTAAACCATCCCCACTTTTGTCCAAACCCTGCTGCGACTGATGTTGTTTCCCTGCTTCCTCCTCCGCTAAATAACGACTCGTAACGAGAAGAGATAAATCCATCCCTAAATGAAACAAAAAAAAAACAGAACTAATAACTGCCTCCAAAGGCATATCCAACATCTGCTCTTTACCTTCGGTATTGTATTCCTCAATTATATACTTTCCTCCCGATCTTTGCTTAATAGGTCTGTATAGAACATTCATTGCCGTATGGATATTTTCCCAATCACCAATAAAAGTGTCAACATCAATGTACTCCCCAAGGGTCATGTCTTGAAGATCGGGATGAAATCCGTAGTTCTTACCGTTCATTTTAAATGACTGAACTAAATTAGGCTTATCCGAAAACATCCCATTTAAGGTGTTTGTAATTTCCTCTGCGTCTGATAGCTTAATAGTTAACACATCTTTATAAGGCACGTTGCAAAAGATTTCAATCATTTTACATTGCAGTAAATATTCATCTTCGCTTTTTATTTTTACGAAGTCTTGATATTGCTTTAGTGTGATTTCTGATAAGTGGTTCGGAATAGTAATACTCGCTTTCATAATATTGTAACGTATTTTTTAAGTGATTTTATAAAGCATAAAAAAAGGCAGCCATTTCTGACTGCCTAAATTAACCAACTAAAACAAAAAACTAAAATCCTAATATCTCCTCTGATGCGTGTTCAAACTTTTTTTGATACTCAATTGCCTTTGCGCACCACTTATTTCTTTCTGTTTTGTATTCTATTAGTAGTTTGTCTTTTTTATCTGAATCATCTTTCAACCTAGCAACATAGAAACTCATTTCATTTAATGCTTTCATCATTGCTTTAGTCTCTTCGTTGTCGGGTTTAATCTTAAGCCAATTCCTAACTAAACCCCCACACATCTGAACGTTGCTCCAATACTGTAAATCGTGTAATCTTTGTATTTCCATATTAATAAACACTAATTAAATTGTTCAAAAAAGGAATAATAAATTTATCTCTTTGCTTATAGTTCGAGCATTCTTCATCATCGCAATAGATAGCCATTTCATCTATCTCATATAAATACTCATACTTACCGTCATCGGTTCTCATGTATCCATACTCTTCGTAAGTTTCGGGATCATCAATGGTTTTCCTTACGCAAATAACATCTGCATAAATTTCAATGCAACCAACCTTCCAATATAATTCTTCCCTATGAATCTCATCATCTCCCATTGGAATTTCAATAGGCTTTAAATCATTAAGGATTTCTTCTAACTCTTGATCTGTAAATAAATTTCTCATTTGTTTGTGATTAAAGGGGGAGTTACCCCCCATTGTTTTACCAAAAATGCGTTTGAATTGTTTGATCTATTCCCCACCCTTTTTCACAAGTTCCTAATATATTGTCAAACTTTGGGAGGTTTTTTATTTCCTCATCAGAATAATTTTTATAAAGTTTTTTAATTACCGCAGGTTCTTGAATACCAATTCTGAAGTTTCTGTTTCTGATTTTGTTTATTATTAATTTTTCTAACTTTCTCATTTTGTTTTGATTAATTATAATTCAAAGGTAACCCAATAAAGTTATAAAACAAAAACTTTACAATATTTATTTTTAATCATAATCTAAAGGGGGGTTGCCTCCCCTATCATATGTGGTGCACTTACAATAATGCTAGTTCTTTTTTACCAAAGAAATGTAACGAACATTAGACCATCTAGAATTTGGAGCAGTATCTATTATTGTGTTACCATTTCCATCTAATACAATTAAATGAGCAGATGTTCTTTGTGTTACTGATACGATAAACTTATCTTTTGATCCGTAACTGCTTTTTCTTAACTTTGTTTTTAAAGTTGTTAATGATATTCTTTTTGTAGTACATCCAAATTCACTTTTTCTGCTACACACAGAATACTCATTTCTTCTTAATACATTTTTGTATGCATATACATTTTTTTCACTTGATGTATAACGATAAGAATCAGAAGGAATACCAAAGTAGTTTAAACAAGTACTTACACATACTGTTTTTGATCCATTGTTATAGTATATGTGGTCATTGTTGGTGGTGTATTTGCTAGTTAAATTCATATCTTTTTCTGTTTCTTTGTTAATCTTAATTCAAAGATAACATAATAAACTTATAAAACAAAAATTTTATAATAAATATTTAACTAATTGTGTATTTACCAAAGTTTTCTCCCCTTCCTAGGCTTTCCATTTCGTGATATCGAACCGCATCAACTGCGTGATTGAATGAATCCGTAGGTTTATTTAACTGCTTTCCTGTGCGGTCTTTATCCCAACAGTATGCCCTTAGTTCTTTTATTAAATTGCTGCTCTTAGAAGTCACTAGATAGCTTTGTGATTGCATTATCTGAATACCAAAGTTAATTGAATCTGCTCCCTTTCTTACTCCCTTAATTACTTGTCCTGTTCTTCTTATCTCTTCTATGCTTTTAGGTTCTGAACTATCCGCATAAGCAATGACAGTCTTTTGTAGTTTTTTTGCTATGTCAGTATTAACTAAACCTGTCTCATAACAAATCTCGTTTAGAATCCTTTCACCGTTATAATTGTAAACCTCAATAATAGAACTTGGATCAACCGAGTATCCGAAGTCAATACCGTAACCTAATAATCTAGCTTCAGCAGGTATCTTATCAATTACTTTCCAATTACTAAACACAACCCCCTCAAGCATTCCAACTAATCCTTCCCCGTATACCCTCCACCAATTCTCCCAATAGGAACTAGTGTTAGCTTTGAGTTTATTCTTTTCTATTTCCTTTACAATCCTTTCATCAAGTGCTTCGTTATCTCTGTAGGTAAGAATAAGAAAGTCACTATCTCCTTCATCTTTTAATTCAGTATGAACCCAAAACTCATTAGCAGGGTTAAAGTCTAAGTAAATTTCTTTTTTGGTTCTTATAGAAAGTTCGTTATAGGAATTAAAATCAACGTTGTTGCATTCGTTAATATAAAGAATGTCTCTTCTTGCTCCTCTTAACTTAGATGAATCATCAGCACTAAAAAATTCAATATAACTGCCATTGGCGAACTCGTATCTAAGAAACGATTTATTAAACCTTTGCTCAAAATACCTACCTGTCCATTTCATTATATTTAAGAAGTCCTTTAATGCTCCTCTTCTTAAATGTGGTATAGACTCAGCGACTACTGAGATTTCTATGTTTGAGTTTTTAGTAGCCTTATCAATTAAGATAGGTAATATCCCAAAAGTCTTTCCTGCAGATGTTCCCCCTTGAATTATCTTAACTCTTTTCTTTAGTTTTATTATTTTATTAATTGCCGTTGTCCGTAGTAACATCGGGGAATAAAGGTTGTTCAATATTAGTTTGTTCTATTTGCTGCACAGGTGATCCATAACCCGAATCCATTAAAACCTTATAAGCGTTTACATCACCGTTCCTAGCTTTTTTAATTAAAGCTAAAGTCATTAGGTCTTCTTGGCTCATTGTTTCCAATTCAGACGTTAATGGGTTCTTTAGTTCTTGGTTTACTTCTAGCCACCTCCTTGCTATTGTGCTTCTATTCTTTCTGCCTTTGGGTCTACCGTTTGGGTTACCGCTTTGTCCTTTTTTAAAAGGTATTAAATCTTCTTTGCTCATTCTGTTTTTGTTCTGTTTCTAATATTTTAAAGTTTTTAATTCTTCTTGCTTATCATAGTAAGCCATTAACTCTCTATCGTTTGTGCTGCCTTCTCTTGGTTTTGTCATTCCTCCAAAAGAAATTTCTCCTTTTAACTTCCTATACTTACCATAAACAATGCCATCAAGACACGCCCAAATAATAACGCAATTACTTCTCTTCTCTTGCATCTTAATTAATTTCTTTACTGCAATAGGTAACGGATAAGACGTGTCCATGTACCTGCCTTTCCTTCCTTTTATTTCAGCAAAACAAATAAACTTACCATCAATAAAAAGTTTGTAATCTAAATCAAACCTTTTTAACTTTTCATAAGTACCCGAAAACAAACTAACGAATTTCTTTATCGCTTTTTCTTCTCTGTCTAAATCTTCGGGTCTTTCAAATATAGGCATAACTTTATTTTTAATTATCCAACCTCTGTGTTCTCAATGATAAAATCCTTTGTCCTTCTTATCATGTAGTTCTGATCCTTCTTTGTTTTAAAAGTTCTTGGAATTTGAACCCATATTTTAGTGGGATCATCTTCTGTGAATAAATTCCTTAACGATTTTTTTACTGCTTTAATTAACCTCATACTTATTTAATTTACGTTTTAAATTCTCCACCTTGTTTTCCAAGTAATGGATTTTGTCAAGAGTATCAAGATCAACAGGCTTAAAATTAAACTGCTTTTCTAATACATCAAGGTTTTTATTCTCATCCTTATAAACAGGATAATAATGGTGGCTATGCATTATTGTTGCATGAGTAATGTCCT